CCTGCTCATCGACCGCCCAGAGCGTGACGGTGCCCGTCTGGTCGGCGCGCAGGAACCGTCCGCCCCAGCCGGTCAGGTAGTCGTTGGGATCGCTGCTGTTCAGGCTGCCGCCGATGTGCGGCGCGTCCGGCGTGGTCTGCATCGAGGGGTTGGCGGGGACGCCCACGATGTACGCGGTCTTGAACTCGCCGTCGGCGAGCGCCGTGTAGACGCTCCACGCGCCCTGGCTGTCCTGGACGCGGATGCGGTAGCGCAGCAGGGTACGGGCATAGGCCGCCGGCACGGTGACGGTGGCGGTGTACTGCCCGCCCTTGAGCGCCCCGACGGCCACGGCGCCTGTCGTCGTGACCAGGTTGCCGCCGGGGTCCGGGTTGGCAGTGGCATCGGTGACCGCGTCGGGGTAGACCTCCAGCTGGTGCTTGCTCGCCGCGTCGCCGTCCTGGTCGGCGTAGGTGTACGAGACGGCGAGGTCGCGGCCGTTGGTGGAGCCGACGATGGCCGGGGTCTGCTGCGGGACCGGCGTCTGCACCACGGGCATGTTCGGCGCGTGGTTGTCGTTGAACGTGCCCTTGATGTACGGCTTCTTCCCGCTGGCCCCGCGGCGCCCGACGAACTCGATCGTCGGGGTGTTGTCGTTCTCGTTGTGCGATTGGAGCCGGATGCCGCGGTTGGCCTGCGCGCTCGAGTTGAAGCTGCCGTCGCTGCGCTGGACACTCGGCGGCAGCCAGGCGTCGACGATCGCGGTGATGTCGAAGTGGATCCAGCCATCGCCGCCAGAGAAGCCGCCGGAGTCCGCCTGGCCAGTGCCCGTGATGGTCGGCCCGTCGCCCTTGGTGCCGGCGCTGGTGGTCCAGTTGCCCTCGGAGCCGCCGCCCTCGGTCCAGCCGCCGGTGTCGTTGATGCGGCTGGCATAGACGCGCGGCGTGCCGCCGTAGGGCACGTGCACGTTGCTCTTGTAGAGCCACAGGTCGGAGCCGGTGTGCTTCACCCAGCCCGTGAAGTCGAGGTCGAACGCCAGCAGGCCGCGGCCGGGGTCGAACACGGGGCTACCGTTGAAGCTCTGGTTCAGCTTGCCGACCGGGATGTGCGCGTCGTTGCCGTTGCCATAGGCCGTGCCACCCACGCGGATGACGCTCTGCTCTTTGTTGCAGGCGAACTGGCGGGTGCGGATCGCCATCTCAGCCGCCACCAGAGGAGTGGTGGAGCGGGTCCGTGTAGCGCGTGCCGGAGCCGTGGGTGAGGCGGTAGTTGTGCCGGTTCGAGGACGCGCCGCCGAGGCCGAACATGCCTGCGACGAAGTCGAGGTACCCGCTGGCCTTGAGGCCGGCGATCAGGTTCTGCCCGGCCCGGAAGCCGACGTCATGGGTCTTCGCCGGGATGCCGTTGAGCGCGTCGAGCGTCACGCTCCGCAGGTGCTCGGCCTCGCTGCGCACGAACGGGCTCGAAGAGTGGAGGCCCTCCTGGAGACGCTTCCCGGTGAGGATGCCCAGCAGGTGGGCGCGATCCTTCTCGGCCTCCCACGGGTGGTTCATGGCGTAGATCAGGTCCTTCATGCCCTGCTTGACCGCGTCCTCGCCGTCTTTCAACCCCTGCCACATGTCGTAGGGCAGGGCTGTCACGGCCTCGGTGATGGTGCCGGTGGCGTGCTTCGTCTCGACCGCTGCGCCCATCCACGCGGCGTTCCAGCCATCGAGATAGGTCTTGGTGTCGGCAAGGCTCTTGATCTCGGCCATGAGGTCGCTGACCGACGTGCCCGCCTTGCTCCAGTAAGGCAGTGATGCTGCGACGGCGGTCGTCTGGTCCTGCGTAGCCTGCGCCACCAGCCCGGCCTGCGACGCGGCCTCGCGCTGGTCGTCGAGGTAGAGGTTGATGATGTCCAGCGCTTCCTGCTGGGCCTTGGTCAGCCCGCCTGTGGTGGCGGTAAGAGCCTGGCCGGCGGTGTCGGTGTAGCCGTAGGTCTCCTTGAGCCCCGCGGTCGCTGCGGCGAGGGCGTCGGCCTTCTCGGCTGCGGTGCCCTGCCCGCTCATGATCTGGTCCGTCAGCTGCCGCAGCTCGGTCCGGTAGTTGTCGTCGAGGATGATGGTCTCACCGACGCTCTTGTTGGCCTCGTCCTGGGCCGACTTGAACTTGACCAGCGTGTCGGTCGGAAGCCCGAGGCTGGCGGCCATCGCCCGGAGCGCGGCGTTCACGTTGCGCAGCTCCGCGCCGCCCGGATCGATGAGATCGAGCATGTTCTGCCATGCCGTCGTGAGCAGGTCCACGGCGTTGAGGACGGTCGGGATGCCATCGGCGGCAAGGGTCATCAGGCCCTGCTCGACCGGGATGATCGCCGCCCCGAGCCGCTCCATGACGCCTTCCCACTGCGCGGCCACCGCCTGCCCGGCGCCCTCCGTGGTCTTGCTGAACGCGTCCGCCTGGCCGCCCGCGACCTTGGTGATGGCGGCCAGCGCGTCCATGCCCTTGACGCCCTTGGGCAACTCGATGCCTAGCCGCTTGAGCGCAGTGACGTTCCCGTCGAACGCCTTGCCGACTAGCGTGCTGGCGGTGCCGAGATCGATTCCTTTAAGTCTGGCCAAGTCCATAGCTACGCGCTCGGCGTCGAGGGCCTTGGTCACGTCATGGGTGTGGACGACCAGCAGCGCCAGCGCATCCTTCTGGGCACTGTCGGTGAAGCCCAGCCGCTCGCGGGCCTTGATCGTCTCCTCAATGGCGGTGGTGTTGCCATCCCAGCCCTTTACGTTGGCCGCGAGCGATGCGTCCAGCTTCGCGTTCTCGACCTCCGCCGCCTTGGCCGCGTTGACGGCCTCGCCGATGACCTCGCCGACCTTCTTGATGGCCTCCTCGGCGAGATGTGCGGCGCCCAGGATGCTCACGAAGCCGAGGCCCTGAGCGATGCCTTCGCCCAGCGACCCGTGGCTCTTGGTGATGGACTCCTTGAAGCTGTTGACGAAGCCTGTCCCGGCCCGTCCGCCCGACTCGGTGAGCGTGCGCTCGGCTGACGCGGCCCCGGTCTTGACGCCCGATGAGTCGGCCTGGAGCTCGTAGACAGCCTTGCCGACGACGTCCGTCATGCGGCCTTCACCAGCCAGTCGGGGATTGGCGGAGTCACCGCGTCGCTGTCGTCGTAGCCGCTGCCGTCGTCGAAGGCGAGGCCATCCGGGAGCGTGGGCGCCGCTGCGCTCTCGAGAGCGCGCCTGGTCACCACCTCGTCCACCATCCCGAGGGCCTCGTCGACGGCGAAGGCGACCACGTCGTCACCGATCCCCAGCAGCGACGAGGGCCGCTGCGTCCACTTCGCCGCGGTTCGTGCCACGCGTTCCGCTGCCGGGCTCGCCACGAAACTCGGCCCAGTCGGGAACGGCCCCGTCTGGCACCTCCCTCGTCTGCGGCGCGCGGACCTGCAGCCACTTGGCGGCCTCGGCGGTAACGGTCGCGGCTGTCACGCGCCGGCGCACGAGGTACTCGAGCGCGTCGACGTCGTCGGGGTCGAGGATGCCCTGGTGCCCGGGTGCGCTGAAGTCCTCGATGCGCAGCGAGAGCGGCACCCATGCCTGCTCGGCCTCCGACCATTGCTCGCTGGCGTAGGCGATGACCATGACCATCATGTGCCGCTGGAGCAGCGCTTCGCGGACGGGGTCTGCGATGGCCTCGACGAGCCAGTCCGGGTCGGCGCGCTTCAGCGCCACCTCGAGCAGATCGTTGGGAAGCAGCTGCCGGCGGACGAGCTCGCCGAGGGTGGGGAGCAGTCCCCGGACGCGCCAGCCGGATGGGAGCAGGACTTCGACGGGCCCCGGGATGAGCGGGCGACCGTCGGTCACGGACCTCGGTGGACGGTGTGCATGGTGGCCTCCATCAGTACGCGGTAGCCCGGCCGGTCTTGGACGTGCACGTGATGGGCGAGGATCCGTCCGCCGGCGCCAGCGCGTTGAGGGTGAGCACGTCGCGCAGGATGTCCGTTGGGTTGGTGGTGGGCTGGTTGCTGTAGGGCGCCAGCATCAGGCGCGGCACCGCGAGCTCAAGCGTCCTGGTGGCCGATCGGGTGAAGGTGAAGTCCACACCGGCGGGGGAGCCGGCCAGCTCCAGCACCTGGCCGACGGCCGCCGTGTTCGCCGATGGCGAGGAGGCGTTGTAGAAGAGACGGTTGCGCAGCGAGGCCGCCAGGAGCAGCTTGGTGATCTGAAGCTCGACGGTGAGCTCGCCCTCGCTGATGTCGATGGGCGAGAAGCTGTCGCCGCCGATGGCCTGGCCGTTGTTGCTGATGGTCAGCGTGAAGTCGGAGATGCTCGCCACCGCCGAGCCCTCGAACTTCAGGGCCGCCTGGCCGTCGTAGAAGAGATAGCGGTTGGTGATCTCGATGATGCCGACCGTGGAGTCGTCCGCCGTCTCTGCCTGCGGCGAGATGCCCAGCCAGCTCGCGGTGATCATGAGCGGCTGGCCGGTGCTTCCCTGGATGACGATCTTGTCGACCTTGCAGTCGACGAAGCGCTCCCAGATGAGGTTGGCCAGCATGCGCCGCACGGTCCACCATGGCCGGCTCGTGGCCGCCGTGATGGTGTGTGTGTACGGATCGCCCGAGCCGGACGTGTTCACGGCGCCGAGGCAGCCGTAGAGCAGGCTCGTGCCCGACAGCGGCATCAGGTAGTGCTGCGGGTCGCCGGCGGCATGCGCCTCGCTGGCGTAGTAGTCGGACAACATCCGGCCGCCGGTCGTCTCGTTGAACGGGTTGTCGGTCCGGGCCGGTTCGACCTGCGTGCCACCCGCGAGGCGAGCCCCGAAGACGTAGGCACCGTCGGCGACGGCCGTGCCCTGGCCGCTCTGCTTGGCCCAGCGGAGGCTCGCGATGTTCGCAGGTGAGCTCATGGCGCGGGTGCCTCCTCGGCGGTGTCAGGCTCGGGTGGGGTCCAGGTGCCGATGGGCTGCAGGAGCATCGCGTCGGCGACCACCGCCTCGGCGACCGACGTGATGGGCACGTTGCCCTCGGCGTCGGCGACCAGGACGACCTCGCCGTGCTGGCGATCGGCGTAGGAGATGCGTGCGCCAGGCTCGGTGATTCGGGACGGGAAGGCCACGGTCGTGCTCCTTGTGCTGCGGGTCATGACGGGCCCTGCCAACCCGAGATGTCGACGTAGACCCCGCGGTCAGCCAGGGTGCGGAGCGCCTCGTAGTCCACAGCGTCGAACTGGAGCCACTCCCACAGGTCGGCGGCGCGGTTGGCAGCGACCACGCTGTGCATGTCCTCGACGCGAGCGGCGATGGCATCCGACACCGCGCGGTCCTCGCTACCGCCGGCGCGGGCGATGTCGTCACCGGCCACCCACGCCACGCGCAGGGCGAAGTTGCGGCGGTCGAGCTGGCCCTGACCGTCCGGGCCATAAGTCTCGCGGCGCGGCCAGAGGTAGAGCAGGCCGGGTTCCCAGGCGTCGCCTCCACGGGGCAGCAGGCGGCTGTCGTCGCGCAGACGGTCGTCGGGCTCGAGCAGCGTCGCCAGGGCGTCGCAGATGGCCATCACGCCTACCGCGCTCACCAGGTGCTCCGCAGGCGGCTGGTCATGTGCCCGATGAAGCGCGGGCCGTTCCCGCGCACGACGTGGTTGCCGACCATGTGCGGCCCGCGGCGGGTAGCGCGGTTGAGCACGGGTCCGGACGTGCCCTTGCGGCGCTTCGTGCCGGACTTCACCGAGGCCTTCTGGCGGGCGTTGGCGCCGTACTCGCGGGCGTCGGCGTAGGGCGCTGACGAGACGAGCTTGAGGCGCACCTTGCCGAACACCTCGACGCCCTCGCCCACGATGTGCTCCGAGGCGATGAGACGCCCGGTGACGCGCGCCTGGCGTGTCTGGACGTCGCGAAGCGTGTCATCGGCCGCCTGGACGGCGGAGCGCGCGATGTGGGTGTTCATGCGCGAGTAGTCGCTGGTGATGCGGCAGCTACTGGCCATATGGGCTCCCGGTGGTGACCCGCAGGGAGCGCACCGAGCCGGCGCCGCGTGGCGGAGAGGCACTGCGGAATCCGGAGAGCTGGTGCAGCGCCAGCGGGCTCATCACGTTCGATCCGTCATCGGCGCCGGCCGAGTACGAGGCGCTGGGCTCTGAGGCGCTGGCCATGTTGCGCGCCTTGCGCGTGTTCGCTGAGGCCAGCACCGCGGCGTTCTTCAGGACGTAGATGCCCTGCTGGTAGCAGGCGCGCTTGATCTTGACCGGGATGTACGGGACGCCGCCGGTGACGTCGACGGAGCGCGGGAACAGCAGCGCCTGCGTGGAGGCGTAGGGCGCCCAGCTGGTCGAGAGGTAGCCGTCCAGCTCGCGGGTGGCACGCTTGAGCGCGCCCTCCTTGTCGGCGAGGGTGGCGGCCAACCAGCCGGCGGCCTCGGGCCCCAGGTCGTCGGCCGCCAGCGTGTCAGCGTCAGCCACCAGGAGGTAGCTGTTCGCGTTGGCGTCGGCGACCGTGGCGACGAGGGTCATGCCTGGGCGGTCCGCACGATGGTGACGTCGGTGGCCGCGGCCGCTGTGACGCCGAGGTTGCCGGTGAACGCCACGTCGTAGACGTACACGCCCTCGGCGATGCTCGACTTGAGGATGGCGATGGTGCCGTTCGCGTCGGTCAGGGTCACCGCGCCGGCTGCTGCGGTGTTGACCACGACCGAGTGCAGCGTGCCTGCCCCGGCTACCGCGATGATGCCCGCGGCGACGCCGATGGTGATGGTGTCGGCGGTGCTGGTGGCGACCCAGCCGGAGCCGACGAGCGCGGTGACGGTGGCGAACCAGAGGAGGCCGGTGGCGACCGTGCCCGCGAGCGGGACGATGTCCTCGCTGATGACAGCGCCCCGGAGGTCGGTGCCGGTGACCGTGATGACGCCAAGCGTGTCGGCGCCGGCAACGGTCGTATGGGTGACGGTGACGTGACGCGCGCCCTCGGTCGGCATGGCGCCGCTGTTGGCGACGGTGTAGGCACCCACCTTCATGTTGGTCGATGCCAGGAACCGGGTGGCGTCCGCGCCCGTGGCGGCCGCCAGGTGCGTCCGCGCGAACGGACCGATGCCTCCCTCGAGAGAGGCCACCGCGCGCAGGAGGGCGTCGGTATCGCTGGTGGGTGCGCTCATCGGTCGCTCCTCGCTGCTGGCGGCCGCTCAGGACCGCCAGGGCTGTCCTGACGGATCAGGCGTACTTGGGCAGGAGGAAGCAGGTGATCTCCGCACCGATGGTGCCCGAGGAGGGCGTCATCGTGACGTTGATGGTGCCGTCGTCCTGGATGAAGCGGCCCGCGTCGAGCGGACCGATCCACTTGGTGACGGTGGTCAGGAGCGTGGTCGCGAGGGCACCCACGCCAGCGCGCTCGGACGGCGGACTGTCGCCGGCAAGGACCGAGAAGGTGGCGGTCTGCGCGCCGGTGTTCTTGACCCGCAGCAGGACGCGACCCGACCGGGATCCGACCGTCGCAGGGATGGCGATGGTGACCGCAGCGGTGCCGGTGTCGAGGACGTCCGGGGTGGGGTCCGCAGCGCCGGCCGCGTTGGCGACCATGGTGTTCACGGTGACGGCCGTAGCGTTCGCCACGTCAGGACTCCTCTTCTGCCGGCGCGGCCGGCTCTGGCTTCGGGTCGATGGTCAGCGGGAGCCCGAGCGCGTCGCAGATGCGGACCTCCTCGGGCGAGGACGGGTAGACGACGCCGGCCTCGTCGGCCTGGACGGATGCACTGACGCCACGCGAGTCCGTGACCTCGTACACGCGGCCAGGCTCGCCCCAGCGGGGCGCCTGCGAAGGGTGGCCCTGTACCGCCTCGGGGGCGGCTGGGGCCGGCTGCGCGGCCCCCTGCTTGCCTGCCATGGCTTACGGCTGGTCCGCGAAGAGGACGACGCCAGCGTCCGACCGCACGACCTTCGCCCCGTAGAGCAGCAGGCCCTTGACCGCGTCCGCGAACCGCAGCTGCGGGCGGTACGCCTCCACCTTGTTGATCTGCTCCGCGAAGCTGATCGCCATGGGGTGGAGGAACGGGATGCGGTAGTGGACGGTGGAGTGGCTGACGTTGTTCGACTTCAGGATCGTCACGCCAGCCGCGGATCCCACCTGGCCGTTGAGGGCAACGGCGTGCGAGGCCTCGCTCGATTCGACGAAGCGCTTGTCGAGCAGCAGCTGGGCGTAGAACCAGGGCGGCACGACGCCGACCCGGCCGTCGCTCGGGACGTTCTGCTCGTCGAGCGCCTGGGCGGCCGCCACGATGTACTCGTAGGCCTTGCCCGCGGTGCCGAGGTCGGTCTTGGGGGAGCCCGAAGAGCCGACCGCACCCTGCAGGTCGGTGTACAGGCCAGCGACGTACTGGTCCTGCAGGTCCTTGAGGTTGTAGGCCGCGCGGGCCATGGCCTCGTCCATGAGGTTGGGCTTGATCTGCGCCCGGTCGATGTCGTCGACCTGGAAGTTGAAGTACTTCCCCTGGTCGATGACGAGCGTCATCTGCGCGTCGGTGAGGGCGGAGGGCGCGGCGATGTCGGTGTTCTTGGTGTACGTGCTGATGGTCACGTCACCGATCTGGCCGATGCGGACCGAGTCGCCCACCTGGGCGATCTCGCCCTCGTAGTCGCGGTTGACCACGTTGGACTGGACGAACACCTGCGCCTTGCGCAGCGCCTGAAGGAGCCGAGCGCTCCAGATGGTGGGGATGAACCCGTCTACGGACATAGTTGCCTCCCGCGAGTAGGGCTATGCCCGTTCTCCCGGCCCTCACTCGCACTCAGGCCGGACGGGTTTCGATTGGTCCTATCTGCTGCCGGAAGCCGCCATCGCTGCGGACACCTCGGGCCACCGGGCGTTGATCTCGTCTGGGCTCATGCGCTCGATGGCCTCCCTGGTGAGGGTGCCGCTTCGCCCCTGCGTGCCTGCGCCGCTCGCGCCGACCGCGGTGCCTGCCTTCTGGAAGAGGCCCGGATGGGCCTGCTGGAACGTCTTGACCACGTCCGCGAGGCCTACCAGCTCGCCGTCGTCGCCGACCTTGAGCTTCGAGAACTCGGGTGCCATGGCTGCCAGCCCCAGCTCGCTCTCCGCGATGCCTGCCGCGGTCAGGGCTCCACGGACCTCGGAGCGTCGGATCAGGTCCTGGTACCGGGTCGAGGCGGCTGTCTCGCCTTCCTTGCGGGCGGCTTCGATGGCCTTCTCCGACTCGGTCTGCGTCTGCGCCTTCAGAGCGTCGCGCTCCGTCTCCGCAGCCTGGGCCCGGTCGTTCGCCTCTCTCGCCGCGCGCCGCGCCTCGGCGAGGATCCGCTTGCCGTTGTCCCCGAGGCTCGCATCGTCCGTCGCGGTCGATGTGTCCTGAGCGGGCGGGGTGCCCGCTGCGGCTGCGGCAGGCGTCGCACCTGTCGCGGCTCCCGACGTAGCGTCCCCGGCAGGCGTCGCACCTGTCGCCGGCGTCGCGCCGGTGGTCGCTGTGGTCGTTGGCTCTCCGGGCATCCTATCCCTCCGCTACTGGATACGTCAAGGTTTATCCACTGGTTATGCAGACGGCCCCATGCGCGGCAGAGCCGGCGGGGGTGCAGCTGGCTTGGAAGCGACAGCGGACAGGCCGCCAGGCTTCGCGGGGGTGGGCGCTGGTGACGGTGCGGCCGGGTCGCCCGTGGCCCCGAGCACGTCGGCCGGCGTGACCGGCTCGGTGATGCGGATGGGTGCGGCCGGCAGCGGTGAGCGCAGACGCATGGCAGGGAAGAGAGCGATCTGCTCTGGCGAGTAGCCCCAGTCATGCCACAGCTGCTCCTCGGGCACGCCGAGCGACCCGAGCTTCACGAGCGCGTCCGCCAGCTGCGACACGGAGAGGCTGACCGCGTTCTTCCAGACCGTCTCGGAGCGCGAGGTGGCCCGCTTCTCATCGCCGCTGGTGAGGAAGGCCACGCGGATGACCTCCTCCCAGCCCTCACCGAAGTCCACCTGGTGCCACTCGCACTTGGCGACCAGCGTCGTCTCGGCGGTCTTGAGCGCCTCGCCAGTGGCCGGCACGGCGCTGGGCATGTTCAGCAGGAAGTGGTACGGCGTGAAGGTGATGGAGCCGATCTGCTTGATGATCGCGTCGATGATGGTCGTGTAGGGCGAGAGGTCGGCGACCGGGAACTGGCCGAAGGACGCCTCCGTCGCCGGCGCATCCGAGGTGATCCAGCGGTTGACGGCCTGCTGGATGGGCGACTTGGCGGGCACGACGACATTGCCGTCGGCGTCCGTCTGGGCGGCCTCCTCGTCGAGGTTGAGCCCGAGCGCCCAGCGCTGCGGGCCGGCCGTGAACTCCGCTGTGGTGGCCAGGTCGAGCAGCGTCTTGTTGAGCAGGTCGACAAGCGGCAGCACCGACTCGAACTCGCTCTCTCCGGAGCCGTCGACGCGGGGCATGTTCACGAGCGGGACCATGGGGATGGTGCCAGGCACCGGCAGGGCGCCCGTCTTGCTGGCGTCGAGGTCCCAGCGGATGCCGTCGAGCTGGAAGGCCGTGTCCGAGATGCGCGAGTACTTGCCGCCGCTGGCGATGCCCGTCACGGTGCCGATGGAGGTCGAGCCGGGGTTGCTGCCCTTGCCGCGATACCACTGGACGGTGTCGGGCAGGTACAGGATGCAGACGTGGGTGCCGTCGATGTCGACGTAGCGCTTCATGGCCGCGAGGCGCTTGCGCGAATCGGCGGGGTCGCGCTCCACGATGCACTGCGTCGGGTCCTCGACGGTGATGACGGGAGTCTTGCCGTCCTTCGGGTCGCTCCAGACCAGCACGTAGCACTCGCCCATCGCCAGCGCCTCGGCATGCGCGACGGCCGAGCGGCTGTCGAGGCCGTTGGCCTGCCAGATACGCCAGGCCTCCTTGTCGTTCTGTTCGTTGGAATCCTCGGCCGCGGCTTCCGGTGTGGCCGGCGGTGGCTCGGCAGCATCGGCATCGACCGGGATGCGAAAGCCCTGGACCTTCAAGCGCTGTGCCGGTGCCAGGACGATGAGCTTGGGCAGGTTCGACTTGAGCCCGAAGAGCATCCGCCCGAGCGCCAGCTTGTGAGCCTCGGACGCCAGACGGTTGAAGGTGTCCTGCTCGCCGCGGTAGTACGAGCGCAGCCGCAGCAGCCGAGGGGAGCGCTCGCCCATCTTCCGGCTGAGACGCTCGATCCACCACGGCGGGGTCTGCGCCTCGAGGTCGCTGGGCATGGGCGCCACGAGCGAGGTGGGCACGGGCTGCGGCAGGTACGCCGCCGGCACGGCCTCGAAATAGGCCCGGGCGGCGCTCTGGTTGTCGGTCATGACGCTCTCCCGGGCAGGCCGTGGACGGTGTGCTTCTGGCGGGCCGCCGGTGGGGCGTTGAGGGCTCGATGGGCGGCGAGCATCACGGCCTGGGCGGCGACGATTCGTTGGTGCTCGCCTGGCGTGGCGCCTTCGGCCGCGTCGACGCTCCAGCCCTTCGCCGCCTCGCGGGCGACGACCGCGCTCATCTGCGTAGCCGTCTCGGGGTCGCCGTCGTGGACCAGCTGGCCGTCGGTCACCAGGCGCATCAGCGTCTCGGCGGCAGGCGTCATACGCTCATGCGAGCTCGGCACGTCGACCATCACCGCGCCGGCTGCCGTTAGGCGCTGAGCGGAGCCCTCGAAGAACGAGCCGTGGTAGGCGACCTCCGGACCCGGCAGCGGGCGCTGATACTCCCGGGCGCGAGGGCTGGTGCTGTACTTCTTGACCGCCATGACCTGTGATGGGTAGGCGCACCGCAGCTCCTGCACGCGCTCCTCGAGGACGCCCGTGGAGAGGTACTGCCCGGCCGGCGCGGTGAAGGCTTCGCTCATCACGATCACCTGGTCACCTCGCCGCTGCGCCGAAGCGATGGCCCCGGACCGATGGTCGTGGGCGACTCGCACCGCGACGAAGGTCGGCGCCTTGGGCGACAGCACGAGCTCCGGATCGGCCACCCTTGCCCACAAGTCGGCCGGCATCCAGCGGTCCACGTCTCGCCCGTCCCATGGCAGGTTGAGGAAGAGGCGCCGACTGTTCGGCCACGGATGCGCGGCCCTGTCCTCGATGTCGTCGAGGATCCGCTCCACTGGCGCCCAGGGCGTCTCTTCGTAGACCTCGGTGACCAGCGGACGCAGCTCGTCCCGTGTCATCTCCGGCAGTGGCTCGACCGAGGGCCGTGGGGCGATGTGCAGCGCCCGGGCCGCCGGCTCGGCCAACATCTCCGCGACGGAGCCCCTGCCCAGCACGGGAGCGTTGCCCGTGAAATGCGCCCAGCCGTCGAGCTTTGTCAGGTTCTCCAGGATGGTGTTGGCCAGCGTCGGCCCACGAAGCTCGGGCGTCCACTCCTGCGGCTCGTCCATCACGGCGTGCGTGATCGGCTGTCCCGTCCTCGACGATGCCGATGACGTGACGCGCTCGATCTTCGCGTCCACCCGGTCGCGCCAGTACACCAGCGTCCGTCCCGGTTCCAGCCGCAGCCACTCGGCAAGCCGTCCGTCGTTCGCTGCAAGGAAGGCATGCAGCGCCGCCCATGTGTTCGCTGTCTGGGCCTCGGAGACGGCGGCGACCTGGACCCACGGTGACGGCAGGCCCGGCGACCCCCACGGCTTGCCCTTGGCTTCGCCCATTCGGTAGGCATAGGCCCAGCCGCAGCGGCAGCCATGGTCCCCGCAGGCGTAGACATCGCCTTCGCGAGCCCAGCCAGCGAACACCACAGGACCACGGAACTCGCAGATCGCGGTGGCGCCGGCATGCGGCGACTTGCCTTTGCCCTTGGGATCCTCGTCGTGGCAGCGGTTCCACAGCCGCTTGCCCTCGCTGTCGAGCTCGTACCACCGCAGCGTCCGCCGGACCTGCCACGCTGCTGGCCGGTAGGGCAGCGTCTCGTCGCGCGGGCTGGGCAGGTGCCGGCACAACCACGCCAGAACGAGCCATCCCAGCGTCGGGGTCGCGGTGCTCACCCATTGACCAGCCGCAGGCCCGCGTATGCCTCGCGCGGGTCGAACTCCGGCGTTTCCGCGCGGCGCGGCGCGGTCTCCGGCGCCCTCCACCGACGGTCCTGCTGGCCATCGGGCGTGATACCCATGGCGCGCATGAGCTGGCGAAGCTCGGACCGCTCGGAGCCCGTGGCCTTGCCTGAGTCAGCGTGGGCCCAGAGCTTGATGACGAGACGGAGCGTGGGCAGGTCGGCCGGGAGCCAGTGCGCCGCGTACCAGGACCGCATCCACGCCGTCCACGTGTCGACCGCGGCCTTGCTGCGCGCAGGACAGGCTGGGATGTTGCCGTGCTGCCAGCCGATGCCGGGCGACGACTGCCACTCGCCGCGCTCGGGCTCGTTGGCGCGGCGGCGGGCGACCGCGGGTGCGGGGCCGGACATCAGCGAAACCCTCCAACCCGTAGGGGAGTAGAAGGCGAAAGATCGCGATCAACGCCCACCATCGCGTCTTTGATCCACCCCCTGGTCATCGAGGCGACCTGCTGAGCCCTGGTCGGTCGACGTGCGCCTGCTTGTCGTTGCAGCTGAGGCACAGAACCTCGGTCGGGCCGAGCACCGAGCCGCCTGCTCCGATGGGCGTGATGTGGTTGAGCGTCAGCCAGGTGCGACGGATGCTCCTGTCCTCGGTCACGAGACAGCGCGGGCAGCGTGGCCCGAACGTCCGCCGATGCTCCTCGAGCTTGCCCTTCCTGACCCGGGTATAGGCGGGGGTGGCATACGGATTGCCGCCTCGCAGATTCGCCCGATATCCACCAGCGCAGCGAGGACAGCGCGTGCCGTTCAGAGTCTGATTGCCGCAGCCCATGCATACCGTTGCCACTCACGCCGTGCCTCGGTCCACGTCAGCATCGATGAACAGCAGTCCGCTGTCGGTGGTGATGGGCTCAGCCAGGCTGTTGGTGATCTGGATGTCCCAATAGAGCGTCATGGGTGCGGCCAGGCTGTCGGTGTCGGCCTTCACCAGGCGCACCTCGAGCAGCCCACCCATGGCGTTGGTCACCACTCCCGCCTTGCTGATGACAGCAGCCACGTCGGCATCGCTCTTCCGCGCCTTGGCCATGAAGCGGACCGTGCAGTTGGTGAGGTCCTGGACGACGCCATCGATCATCACCGGGATGGGCGTACCCGAGGCGTCGAGCTTGTTGCGCAGCGTGCGTGCATCCCCACGCACCAGGTGCAACGTGCTCACCCGATGCTCCCCACGAGGTCCTTGGGCTCCATGTCGCCAGCCACGCTTGAGCCCTCCATGGGCGAGCTCGTCGAGGTGGCAGCCACGGCGCTCGTGAGCTCAGCGAAGGCGAAGGCGCCCGTGATGACCGTGGCTGCCATGGAGCCCGTGGCAGTGCCTGCGCGCCAAGGCTGTCCTGCGCGTGCCTCCCGGGCGACCCACGTGGCGGAAGCGCGCTGCAGGGCCTTGGCTGCGGAGCCCGTCGCGAAGGGGCTGCGTCCGGCCCACGTCGCCGATGCGCGTGAGGCGTTGCCCGAGACCGAGATGGTTGCGACCGCACTGGCTGAGCGAGCCGACCAGCTGGCCGAAGCGCGGGATGCCGCGGCGCTGATGGAAGGAGCGCCGGTGGCAGCGTGCGCGCTCCATGCCGCGCTGGCTCGAGCAGGAGCGGCGGATGCGGTCCCCGTGGACGTTGCGCTGCGAGCACTCCATGTGGCTGTCGCCCGTGCTGGCGTCGCACCGGCCCCTGCTGCTGCCGTTGTCGCATGCGCCGACCAAGCGGCTGTAGCCCGAGCGGGCGCGGCGGTGGCATCCGGAACCGCGCCACCTGTAGCGGTCGCTGCACGAGCTGACCACGCAGCCGTTGCCCTCGCTGCGCTGGCGTTGGCGCCAGCGGTATCGGTGGTGGAGCGAGCGGCCCATGTCGCAGAGGCGCGTGCCGGAGTGGCGCTGGCAGCACCCGTGGCCAACGCGGATCGGGCTGACCAGGCAGCTGACGAACGAGCTGCGGTCGCGCTGATGTTGATCTGGCCGTTCGCGGTGGCTGCGTGAGCAGTGAAGGCTGCTGACGACCGGCCGGGGGTGGCGCTCTTGCTGACGGTGCCAAGCACAGCCCGTGCAGCCCATGCGGCGGAGCTCCGCGCGGGTGAGGCAGAGACGGACACGGTGGCCACAGCCGAACGGGCTGCGAAGGCGGCGCTCGAGCGGGCTGGCGTTGCCGATGCGGCGCCGCTTGCGGTGGCTGCTCTGGCGGCGAACGTGGCGCCGCTGCGAGCCGGGGCCGCGTAGATGCTGGCCTGGTCCTGCCAGAAGTCGTCCCACAGCTGACCGCGCCGCGTGAAGTCGAACCATGCCGCGTTGAGCGCCCCGGTCGAGAGCGTCGGGGCCCGGTTGAATGGGTAGTGCTCGCCAGCTGCGACGCCTTCGCCGACCTGGACGTTGTCGTAGTTGAGCGTGATGCCGCTGCTGACGACGTCGACCTCGAGGATCATCTGGTTGAGCGTGTCGGCTGCCTGCACCGAGATGGCCGGCTGCTGCTCCGTCCAGAGCCCGGTGCCGGAGTCGTAGGTGCGCCAGCGGATGCGCTTGGGGTTCGACGAGACGTCGAACTCCATCTCGACTCGATACCAGGTGTTGGCCAGGATGGTAGGCCCGCTGATGATCGCGTCGCCGACCACCTGGAGCACGCCGCCAGTGCTGAGCCGCAGGTACATATCCGCGCCAGCGTGACCCGCGAAGTCGAAGAGCGGGGTATTGCTCGGTGGCGCGACGCTGGTCGCACGCAGCGAGAGCAGGGCGTAGCCGACGGTCTTCGCGGCCGACGCGTTCATGCCCACGTAGGGCGGGCTCGCGGCGGCGACCATCTTGCAGGACTGCGCACCCGACTCGAAGACGACCGAGTCGATGGTGCCGGTGCCGCTGCCGAAGGACCAGCCTGTGGCGACCGCTACCTCGAACCCGGTGTTCTGGATGATGGCCACGTCAGCTCACCACGTGTAGACGCGGATCTCACCGCGTCCGCCGAGCCCACCACCGCCGCCGCCGCCGGTGTTCGTGCCGGCCCCGCCTCCGCCGCCGCCGCCGCCGGGGGCACCCCCGGGACCACCGGCGCCGCCCGCCGTGTTCGCGGTGACCGTGCAGCCACCGCCCGAGCCGCCTGCGCCCGCGATACGGCTGTCACCGGAAGCGCCGGTCGCGCCGGCAGTCGGAGAGGCCCCGTTCGTGCCAGCTGCGCCGGAGCCGCCGCCGGCTGCCGTCCAGACGCCCGAGAGGCCACCCGTGCCGCCGGGGATGAGCGTGCTGCCATCGGCCAGGACGGTCGCGCCGCAGCCACCGCCACCGCCGCCGTGCATCGATGTGCCGCCGGTGCCGTTCGAGCCGGACGATGGGGTCGGATGACCGCCACCGCCACCGCCACCCCACTCGGCCAAGCCGCCCTGTGTGGCCGCCACCCCACCCTGCGCGCCCGTTCCGCCGGTGACCGCGAGGCCGGTCGTGCCCGGGAAGCCGCCTGCACCGGCGGATGTCGTCCCGACGGCGCCCTGGACGCCGGTCGTGACCTCTCCTGCGCCGCCACCACCACCACCGCCGCCCACCACCGCCGTGATGGCACCTCCGCGGCCGCCACCGCCGCCACCACCCGTGAGCCGGACCGTCGTGCCGAAGGTGCTGTTGCCGCCGTTGCCGCCATCGCCGCCGATGGCGCCCGAGCCGCCGGTCACGCCAGCGGTGCCACCAGCTCCGACCGAGACGCTCTCCGTCGTGCCGAGGTCAGCAGCAGTGAACACCTTGACCGCATAGCCGCCGCCGCCACCACCAGCGCCGCCGTGGCGCACCACCGCGCCCGTCGTCGAGCCTCCGGCGCCGCCTCCACCACCGGCGCCGATGCAGATGGCCATCACGAACTTGGGCGTGAAGCCGGTCGGCTTCGTCCAGGTGCCCGCCCCGGTAGCGGTGAACGTCTGCACGTCCGATGCACTGGCCGTGCCGACGAGCAGCGTGCCGCCCGAGTTGAACACCTGCCAGCCGTCGCCGTCCTCGTAGTACGCCATGCCGCCAGCGGGGAGCGTGATGACGGGCGTGATGGCGTTCGCCGCAGCGGTGCCGCCACGGAAGTACTGGAACGTGTGCGTGACGGTGTCGGTGTTCACGACGGCGATCGACTTGACGAACGTCGTCGTCGAGGTCGGGGCGGTGTAGATCGTTGCCGCGGCAGCAGCCAGCTGGCGCTGGTCCAGCACCTTGTACGTCTCGGTGGGGCCCGCGGTGAGCTCCATGCCGAAGATGGTCGAGGTGACCTTCGACCCCGCATCGGCGACGCCGGCGAGCGTGTCAGCGGCAGCCAGCGTCAGCACCTAGCGGGCTCCGATGACGGCACGGCTGGCGAATACGGTCGCGTCCTGGCCGTCGTCGCGGGTGGTCTTGACCCACTGGATGGGCTTGCCGCGCTCGTCATAGCGCACGCCCTGCGCCTTGCCGACGTAGTCCTCGAACTCGACGGCCTCGACCTTGCAGCTGATGCCGGCGCGGACGAGGGGCGCGGTCAGGCCGAAGAGCCCCGTGCAGTTGTGCATCCGGTTGGGCAGCGGCCGGGTCTGGTCCGTGACCGAGCAGTTGGGACAGGACCAGTCGACCGCCACGTCGAGCGTGACGGCCATCTAGGCCCGCTCGGTGCCCGCTGCGGCATCCCCGGCGCTGGAGCCGGCAGCTGCGAGACGGTCGCCCTGCTCGCGGGCGAGGGCCACGTCGTGCGCCACCTTGAGCGCCCGGGCCTCGTCGACCAGGGCGTCGCGCTTGCGCTGGTTCTCGAGGCGCATGTCCTCGAGCTCGTCGGCGGAGAGGTCAGACAGGTTGGCCATGGTGGGGGTCCTCCTCAGACCGTGAGGGCCATCGCGCCCGTGGCGTCGATGACGACCGTGAAGGTGCCGGCGGTGGAGACGACGTCGGCGCCGCCCGTGAAGAGCAGCGTGGTGATGAGCTCGTCGGCTGAGGACGCACCACCCCGCCACTTCGTGCACGCCAGGCCGCGGGCCGTGATGGTCGCCGCGGTGGCGGCAGGATCGGCGAAGTCCCAGCGGACCTCGGACGCACCGCTCTCGGCCCACGTCACGCTGCCGAGCGTGAAGCCGGTCCCGTTGGTGTACGAGCCCGACGTCGCGACCTCGTTGGTGAGGTCATCGCGGAAGTCGTGGGTGCCGAAGTCCGGGGTGTGGGCGTTGCCCAACAGGAAGCCGTGGAAGGTGTCGGTGTCCAGGTCCACGGTGCCATGCCCGATGGCATAGGCGCCCGCCTGGTAGACGCCGGTCGCGAGTGTCATGGCAGCGTGTCTCCTACGTGGTCAGGGTGCGGGGGTGGTGATGGTCTGGACGTTGTCGCGGAGCGAGCCGAATGTCTCGAGGGCGTAGGCAGCGAGAGCGGTCCAGGCTGCGACCCATGCCAGCGCTGGCAGCGCGGTCAGGGTGGCCGGCGCACCGGCGGCGGGGTTCGCGAGGGCAGCCGATAGGGCCGAGGCGAACGCGGCCAGGGCGATGATGGGCAGGACGCGCATGAGGATGTGGCTGCCCACGAAGTCGGCGATGGCGGCCAGCGACAAGGTGT